CTTTCGTACCCCCGCCGACGCTCGCTTTCAACGACCTCGCGGTTGTTGAATTCATGCTACCGGAACGCGGCACACCAGCCAAGCGAGCAGATATATTGGCCTATACGGTCAATGCACTGCAAAACGCGGCTGTAGTCGCAGCGGTAGAAGACCTGGAGCCCGTGAATGGATAAACTCAGCGACTTTGTAACTCGCTGGTTTTATTCCGAACACGAACCCGAGATTCCGGAAGTATTCCGGAGCGGAAATCGTTTCAAGGAGAGAACCATGTCACATGTTTCATGCAACACGGGGATCTCCCCGAATGATGTTCGTAATCTCGCTGGTGCTATCAATCGCATGGGCGCTACTAAGCGCGCACGCAAACCTACCTATCACGCTTATCGTAGTCGGTTGGACGCTGTCCGAGAAAAGTTCTTTTGCTCGGCACCTCCGGTTGATTACGCGTTGCTGAATAGGTACGTCTTTGGTCGCACCTGAGGTTTTCGTTTCAAACGCATGAACTGAGAAGGATTGAACCATCATGACTAAGTCACGTATGGGTAAGCAGGTTAAACTTGCTTATGAATCTCGTATCGCACCGTCGGTCACCGACGAGTTCATTCGTGGATATCTCCAGTCTATCGATTGCCCGCGGAGCTTAACTGTGTGGCTTCTCTACAAGAGTAGGGAACACAACCAGCTAGTTTCGTTGGGTATCGAACCTGAGCAATACTGCAACGCTCAGGAGTTTCGCGACGCTTATCTGGCTACAAAATTTCTGTCAAAAGCTGATTTCTTAGAAACCGGCATAGACAAGAAACAAGTGGCATTAGATAAATTTAACTCGTATGAGTTAAAGTGTGGCGAAAAGAACGTGTACTTCCGACATCTGCATAGTCAACCCAACCTTCCGGTTGACTACGTCCGTCTTCTTTCGAAGGCAAGACGAAAAATTGCTATTGTCCTCGGTACATTTTCTGCTGAAGAAGTCGTAACGAATGGCAATTGGGGTCCCGGTGTTTCGACGCTTATCAAAGGCGAAGAAGTATCGGCCTTCAATAAGTTCCGCGATGAACGCGGAATAACACGAGACATGTATTCCCTGGTACACAAGTGGTTTCATCTTGCGTACCCCCTCTGGAGCCCAAAGCCACTCTCCCTTATGGGAGAAGGAGCTATTAAGCTTGAGAGTGGGAATACCGTAACCACAGTCCCTAAAGACAGTAAGACTGACCGTGTCATAGCCATTGAGCCAGGGTTAAATCTCTGGTTTCAACAGGCGATTGGCACTATGTTGGTCAAACGTCTAAGGAGAGTGGGCATCGACCTTACAACACAAGAGAATAATCAATTTGCTGCTAAGCTAGCGTCGAAAGACAATAGTTTGGCAACAGTTGATTTCTCGAGTGCGAGTGATTCCATTAGCTCGGCCGTCGTGGAAGAATTACTTCCTTCACGTTGGTTTACGCTGATGAACTCGAGTCGGTCCCAATTCCGTCAGGCTTCTGACTCGCAACCG